TATTTGATGGCACATCATTGACATTCGCTGATAGTGATGCTCAGTCTGGTGCAACAGTTGCACCATCAGTCTCAATTAATACTGATGCATTTATTTCAGCAATCAACATCACAAATGCTGGTAGTGGATATAATCCTACCAGTCCTCCTTCTGGCACACTTTCTGGTGGATTACCAATTACTGCAGGCACTATTACTAATATTACTGCAGTCCTTGATACCACTAGATTTACTGAAGGTCAAACTGTCGTATCTTCTGGTGGTGGCACTGCTCTAGTTTTAGAGGATACTGGTAATGCATTATTCATTGGTCCAATTACAGGCACAGTATTTGCTGATGGCGACACGTTAACGCAATCTACAGTTACTGCAACAATTCCCGTTGGTGGAGTTGGATCAACATTTGATTGGTATACTGATGTTGCTAATGTTGAAACACTAGCAGCACTTAGAAATATTGAATCTACGATCTCAGGGCAAATTGCTTCAACAAATCTCTTTACTAACTCTGAGGATCTGACGGTAAACTGGACTGGTCTTAATTCCACAATTTCTGCGGATCAGGATCTTTCTCCAGATAATCAAGTCACAGCAGATAAGATTTTAGATGATACTACAGCAAATAACTTCCACTATGTTTATAGGGATTATCAAGTTTCTGCTTTTGAAACATATGATGGTAATGTAATTACATATGATTCTGATACTACAACCTTTGATGAAGGCACCACAGATATCAGTCAAACCTATACTTATTCAGTATTCTTGAAGGCTGGTGAATTAGATAAAGTTAGATTTGAATATGCTCTTGATCCAACAGGTAGCAACACCAGAGCATTCTTTGATCTAGATCTATCGACAGGTGTTTCTGCTGCAATATTTGTTGATGATGGTCTTACGGTTGATGATCATGGTGCTGTGCCCATCGGTGGCGGTTGGTATAGAGTTTATATCACAGCAACATTCTCCTTCGGATTTGCTACAATTAGAAGTTTAATTCGTCTGAGAGATACTAATGGAGCACAAGTTTTCACTGGCACTGGTGCCCGTGGAGTTTTTGCCTGGGGTCAGAAATTTGCTAAGGGTGCGTTGGATCCTTATCAAGCAATTTCTGGAGAAATCTTCTACTCCGATGTTGATTACAATATCAAGAATTATATTCTCGATAATCTAGAAAATTATCTTGAGGGTGCTCTTGATCAAAATCTAACATCTCCATCTCCTGAAGCATCTTTCTACGCATATACCAATGCAACACTTGCCTCAAATTACACAACTGACCCTTCCCTAAGAGCATTTAGATATACTTTGAATCTTTATAGGGAGCAGTTAAAAGATACTAACTATTATACAAATATTCCTTCTGTTAGTGGTCTTGTTGCTGCAACTAAAACTTATGGCACTAGAAATATTCCAATTCCTCTTGGTGGTGGTATTTCTCAGGCAGACTTCTTCTACGCGCTTTCGAGCAATGCATACGCAGAAGTGCAGTCTGTAAGTGAAAATAGTGGAAAGGTCGTTAAGTCTTATAAGAGATTTAGACTCGATGGTGATATTACTGACGGACCATTCACTATGAATGAGACCGTCCAGAAACAGGGCGATAATACGGTGACTGGTGTTGTTTATGGATTCTTTGAAGATGAAAACTTCAAGTATCTCGATGTTGAAGTTACTGCAGGCACATGGGCACTATTGGATACCATTGAAGGATCCGAGAATGGCACCACCGCACAATTAAATGCAATTGAAAATAGAGTCCAAGTTATTGATCTTCTTGGTAATTTTGATAATGGTGTTGAATTTGTTGGATATACTTCTGGATCCACTTGCGATGTTTCTGACTTCCTTAAGAATGAAGCCGCAGTATTGACAAATACTGGTGGTAGATTGACGGTTGACACCGAAACTTTATCGGGATCTTTTGAGAAGACTTCTGTAATTTATCCCGAAAATTCTAGAGAATATGTTGATGTCTTACGCACAGCAGGACTGGATGCTGCAGTTGGATCTAGAATTAACTCTGATGGATATATCAGATTGGGTATTAGTATTACCAACTCTTTGAATACATTTGCTGTTGGTAATAGACTCTATAAGTTGATTGGTGGATCTGTTGCAGACCAAAATAACTATGGAATTATTACAGAAATTGATCTAGCGAATAACTTTATTTACATTAGTCCCGTCAATGGCACTTTAGGTAATGGTGATGATGTTGGTGATTTTGGCGCAGTTGATTATCCTCTCGGTAGAGCAACAGTTACTACTAAGGTAACCGTCGCAGGTGCTGCTAGTGCGATTATTCAAGATATCAAACCACAAGGTGTCTACAATAGACTATTCTTAGCGAATACTATCGGGACATTCACTGGTAGAGATACCGTCGTTTCTGAAGATGGATATACGGCTGCAGTTATTAGTTTGGTTGACATTGTTGGTAGAGTTAGAAGATCCTTCAGAGGATTCGATGGCACTCAAACAACATTCAAACTAACTACAAATAATGGTGATCCATACTTCCCAGATCCTGCTGGACATATCATGGTATTTGTAAATGGTATTCTCCAACCTCCTGGAGCATCAAACGCATATACAGCATTCTCGGATGAAATTGCGTTTACTGAGCCACCTACACTTGGGTCTTCATTCAATGGATTCTATGTTGGTAAGATGAGACAATTGGATGATATTTCATTCGACTTTGACTCACTAAGACAATCCTTCAACTTGAAGCGTAATGGCGTCTTCTACTCCCTCACACTAACAGAGGGTGTCCAGTCAAGCACAATTAGACCAGAAAACAATATTATTGTTTCTCTCAATGGTGTTATTCAGGAACCTGGCGTTGGTTTCGAGTTGGTTGGATCTAGAATCATCTTCTCTGAAATTCCTCGCGTAGGATCAACATTTGTTGCATTCTCATACATTGGATCTGAAGCAGACGTTGATGCTGCTGAGGTTGTCCCACCAATCGAACCTGGAGATTTCATTGATATTCAAGGTGAAACTGAGGATCGTGAAGTTGCTGTTATTGAATCTTCAAATTCCCTTATCACCTTTGATTATCTCGGGTCTGTATTTGGTAATGGTGCGGTCGGTCAGGCAACGCTTCTCAATGGATCTTTAGAAAATGTTAGTGTAACTGCTCCTGGATCTGGATATTCATCCAGACCAAACGTACGCGTTGATTCGATTAGTGGATTTGGTGCAGAAATTAAAGCTCTAGTTGGTGTTGCGGGAGTCAATGTTGGTGCATCTGGATCTGGATATGTCCAACCAAATATTATTGTTGAAACTGAGGTTCCAGACGATTGGACTCCACCGAATTTAGCAGATTACGGTGAAGAAGTTATTGATCCAGAGATCCTATAAATAACTAAAAATCAAAGCAGTCGCTGTTAATTAGATGTCTAAGCAAACTATCGGTATTGGCACTGTTGCCAATGACAACACGGGGGACACCCTTCGTGTTGGGGCAGGTAAAGTAAATGATAATTTTACCGAGTTGTATAATGCTCTCGGTAATGGCACTAGTCTTCAGATTGGTGTTTCTAATGCTGCTAATGGGCAAGTATTGCGTTATAATGGGACCTCATTTATTGCTTCCGATTACACATCGCTTACTGCAGCATTAGATGTAAATGGCAATTCAATAATTTCATCCTCAAATGGAAATATTGTCATTGCACCAAATGGCACTGGTGACATCTCTATGTCTGCTGGAAGTGTAACAGCAATTTTTGACGGGTCTACTGGAGAAATTGATGCTCCAACTAAAATAAAGTATAAGAATGAATATGTTGCTTTAGGTAATGCACCTGCTGCAGCAGACTATCCTGGATATTTTTACACTGTTGATGGTGATGATAGTCCATATGTAAATATCAATATTACTGCTGGTGGTGTTGGAGATACGAGGGCAAAACTTCTGACCGAATACACAACTATTGGTGAACTTGCCGATATTGATGTTACAACTGCTGCTCCTACAAATAATCAAGTATTGAAGTGGAATGGCACTAATTGGGTGCCTGGTGATGATAATGCTGGGGTATCTTCCATTAATGTATTTGAATCTATTACTGCAGATACAGGCACTGCAACAGCAAATAGTCAAACAGATACCCTCACAATTGCTGGGGGATCAAATATCACAACATCTATTGTTGGTGATACATTAACTGTTGACTTTAGTGGGACTATTACAACCACACTTGCTGCTTTAACCGATACCGATGTTACTGGTATTGTGCAGGGTGATTCTTTGTATTACAATGGTACTGATTGGGTAGTAACTCGCAGTCCAATGACTTGGTGGGAATTAAATGCCAGCGGTTCAGATCATTACACTATTAATGGTCCTGGATTTGCTTCCGCAACTAACGATCCAACATTATATGTGCATCGGGGATTTACCTATGCATTTGATAATAGTGTCCAAGGTGGATCTCACCCATTCCGTATTCAATCCACACAGGGTTTGTCTGGCACGCCATACACTGCTGGACAAAGTGGGAGTGGCAGTAGCATCCTATATTGGACTGTGCCTATGGATGCACCATCAACACTATATTATCAGTGTACTATCCATGCACTTATGAATGGACAGATTAACGTTGTAAGCTGATAAATGACAAGAGAAATTCCTGGATCTGGCGCTGTAATCGAGCCAATCTTCAATAACGAATTTGGTGTAAGAGCAGTAAAAGTTTTGGATGGGGGAGAGGATTATACCTCTACAGATCCACCAAGACTTGTTGTTACTGGATGTGGCATTCCATCCGTGGAAGCACTTTTGTATCCAATTATTGATGATGATTCGGGTAAAATTGTGCATGTTAGAGTCTTAGATTCTGGTAGAGGATATGATCCCCTAAGACTTAGCATTACCCCAAAACAAGATACTCCAGACGTAGTTACGTCTTTTGATATTAATAGAGTTTGGCAAAGCAATCCAAATTCAAGCACAACAGGAAATTTTTTAATTCAAAGTGGAAATTTAACTGATAGGTTGAGAGTCCTATCAGATAATGATCCAAAACCAGCTGATTTACCGAATGAAAGGACTGCTGATGGCGGTCTTACAACTGACAATGCTTTTGATCGAACATTCATTTATAGAGGCGGAAAAGACGTACCTGCTCCTGGTGCTCGCCCAGATGAATTGAATAAAGCAACTGCCATCATGGCCAATGGTGCGCTTTTGCACACACCAGATTGGGGGCAAGCAGGCGGCGCTCCAGTTGGATTTAGCATTGATACAGTAAAGAATCCTTTTGTTAGAGGACTAGATGAATTTGATGGATATATTGATGGGAATACTTATAACTATCACTCTAGTAGAGTAATAGATCATTTTGCAAGAAAAAATAGTGTATTTGAGAATGGTTTAATAAGACCATTTACTTGGCAGATCAAAGTAGAATTTGATAATGTAATGTTGACCGTCAATCAAGTTGACGAAACTCTTGGCGATATTGAGGTTGGAAGAAGAATTGAAGTAATTGGTAGGACTAATAGTAATGGCGAAATTGCAAAGGTTGTTAGGACAAATGGCGTTGTAACTAGGGTTTATGTGAGATTAACTCAAAATAGCTTCCTTGAAGATGATCGCATTCTTGGTGCTAATGGATTCTCTTTCACAGTTGCCGAAGATCCAGTTGTATTTTCTAATGGAATCTTCTATATTAATTTTGGTGATGATGCTGAAGAGTTTGGTAATTTCATACCAAATCAATATTACTTTGCTCCACAAAATATCCAAGTCCCTAGAAATTATTTGATTATCTGGGATCAATCTGATGCTTCTAATAGACCAACAGATATCCACACTCTTGGTCACCCCATGAATTTCAGCACCACTGCTGATGGACACTTGAATGGTGGTGAATTGTATTATGATACTGATGAATTGGTGCCTGCTCCTTCAGCAGACTATGAAAATGAATTCCAATCACTATTTTTAATGAATAGTGGTGAGACAAATAGAATTTATTATTATTGCAAATATCATCGCTACATGTCTGGTTATGAAGGCGATGAAGGTTATATGACATTATCTCCAGTTGTAGATGATGATCCACTTCCTAATAATTACTATATTGGTGAATATTATAGGGGTCGAATTACAATTGGTGCCGACGACCTAAGTCAATATAATCCTCAGTTGTATAGGACTATAATTGTTGATGGGGGCACTGGCACTGGACCTACAGGTGGTTTTGCTATCGGAAGACACGTCAGATTTGGTAATGTCTCTGGTGGTAATAGACACGTTAGACTTACTCTAGATTTAACTGATGTATCCACACTTGATCTTGAGGTTATTCGAGGAAATGGATCTAACGGTGGTGAGCAACCTGATGGTGGAGAAGATTTGAGAATTTTCTTCTCAGGAACTGTTTATGGATCTAGTGTTGTTGCAAGATACTTTGACACTAGCTTTACATCTCTTAGAAGTGTAACTGTAAGTATTCCTCCTGATGTTAGAAGAGCAAATCAAGTAGTTTATATTTACCAAGCAAATAGTAGTGGATTGCAGTTTGATCACTACGGTCTGAAATCAATTACTTATGGTGCTGGTGATTCGGACTATTCGCGTCATCCAGATGGACATTCCAAAATTCTTGGTATGTCTTTTGATGGATATCCAATTTACGGACCCTATGGATACAATTCGTCTGGATCTGTAGTAAAGATGACACCATCTTATAGACTTAAGGTTGGTGATGAAATTGACGGTGCTAGACCAAAGATTACGGAAGCAGGCACTGTTACATATACAGTAACAGTATCTAATGGCAACCTATTAATAGATGGTAGTGATGTCACATTTTTAAACCTTGATCGAGGTAAGACATATGTCTTCAATCAAGATGATTCTAGTAATGATGATGAATTTATATTCATTTCCGAAACCGAAAATGGTTGGCACAATGGATCTCCGCCAAATATCGGTAATACTGCCACATTGTATTCAACTGGAGTTGTATATTACTTAGATGGTGCTGCGGTTTCGTACGAAACGTATATTGGTCAGTTTAATGAGGCAACAACAAGAGAAATTAGATTTACTCCAAGAGTAGATTCTCCAAGACTGCTATATGTCTTCTCATATACAACAGCAAATACAGGATTTAGAATTGTCCAAGATGGTTATCTAAATGGAGATTTGGTAAATGATCATATTTACGATTCTACTTTAGGTGGTGATCTTGATGAATATAATGGCAAATTTGGAGTTACTCCTGAATATCCAAATGGCACATATGCCTATTTCATGACCACGGATGAAAATGATGATCCTGTCTATCCATATGTGATTGGCAAGTCTTTCTATGGCACTCCAGTTTTTGCAGACACCATTGTTCCTTTGGTGCCGCCAGCATCTCCATCTGGTGCTTCTGGAAAAATTATC